AGACATATGATCAGTGTCTTGTTCTTTTTCAGCTAAGTCTGCTGAACGCTTCTCTTGGTCTTCTCTAGTGTAAGGCTTTTCTAGTCCAATGGCCAATTGCTCTGTTTCACTGTTAGGAACTTGTTCTTCTGTTCCCTCCACTTTGCTCCGTTGTAGAACACTTGCTTCATCATCGGCTTTTCCATCTCGTTCATTATGTTCCACATCGTCATCTTGTATATTGCTATTTGTAGTTTGATCAGGTGTTCCATTATCATCTCCTTCTGATACTTCAGGTGGAGTGATTACTTCTTCTCTGGCCACAGCCACTCCGGTGGGAGTGCTTCCATCCTGATCGTTGGTTCCAATGTCATTGTTCCCAACATCTTCTTTAATTTCTGTTCTGGTGTCATTATTTTCCTCTGCAGGCTGTTCGTCCTCAACGGGATCTAAACTAAAACCTGGATTGTTTACTATTGCTTGTGCTCTTGCTCTTTGATAACTATTTCTCTCGAGCCGAAGGCTTTCTCCTGCTTCTTCTTCCTTGCGCTTTTTAAGCATTTCGAAAGTGTACTGGCTAGCTATAAGAAGTAAAACTGCAAGTGGATCAAATACAAATATAATAACAAGTATTACCCAACGTACTGCTTCTTCTAATATGTTTTCAGTGGCTGTTTCGCCATAGATAAATTCTGCTAGATATTTAACTGGGCCTACTTCTGCTTCAAGCTTTCTATACTCAGCTTGTAGAGCATACTTTTCCTCTGTTAATGTATCTATTGTGTTGTTTGCTGTAACAATCTTATCCTGTTGTGCAGCGACTAATTCTTCTACGTCAGCATCCTTGCCTACTGTTAGATTATCTCTTAGTCGTTGTATTAATGTGTTACTAGCAGCGATCTGTGCATCAGCACTTGCACGTAAATCTTTGATCGCTTGTCTTGCAGCATTGATTCTAGGATCATCTGCTTGACGAAGAGCCGTAATAGCTTCTTGTGCTGTAGTTTTAGCCTCCCTGTTAGAAGGAATATCTGTGTTTAAGATTGTATCAATCTTTAATTGTATGTCTGCCCTTGCTGTTTTGTTTTCATCAATAGCACCAGCTCTAATACTATCGATCGCATCAAGTAACGATTGCTTTCTTTGTTGTGTTGTCTCTGTCTGTGAGCCACGCAAATCTGTTACTAGATTTGTTAGGCGTGTTCTTTCGTTGTCAAGTGCTGACTGCGCTTGTGTGCGTAGCTGTACTGCTTGACCCTGTAGTGTAGCAATGCGCTCTTGCTGTGCTGTAACCCATGCTGTAAGTGCTCGTTGTGTGTTGCCGCCAAACAAGCCGTCACTACTTACACCGATAACTGCTTGACCTTCTTTAATCTTGTCACGTTCGCGGCTTTGTAGTTTATTAGTTGTTAGGACTATATTATCTTCTATAGTTCTGATCTGTTGTTCTAATGCTGTAACTGCACTTGTGTCAATATTCAATTCCGATATACGTGCTTCGTATTCGTTTGCCTGTGTATTGATACGTGCTAGGTCTGCATCTAATTGTTCTATTTGTTTGTTATACGGGTCTACTTGTTCTTCGATACTAGCAACATTGGTTTTTGATAGTTCGTCTCTATAGTCTGTTACAACACCCTGCAATCGTTCTAAATCGCTGTCTAGGCTTTTTAGCTCATTTTCGTATACTTTAACTCTATCTTCAAGGCTGTTTAGTTGCGCTGCAACAATAGTATTCTGCTCATTAATACCTGGCTGGATACGATCATATGCTGTGTCAATACGTCCTTGCTCTTTGTCAATTTGTGCTTGTAGTGCATCGTTGCCTTGCCCTACACTTGCTTCAGCTTCAACAATACGTTCTTCGGCTCGTGTAATAATTTGTTCTTGACGAACTAATTCTGAGTCAATACGTTCTATGTTAGCAACACCTTCTTGTGCTGCGCTTGTTTGTTCAATGTGTGCTTTACTTAGGAAGCCAAAGATACCCATGCTTGTAATAAACATAAGAACAAGAACTGCTGCTGTTAGATAGGTCTTAAGCCACCATGTAGCTTGTTTCCAATACTTATGAAGCCAAACTGCTGTTACGAGTTTTCCAACTTCTAGTGCTCCACCCATAATAATAATGGGAACAGCTGCCGCTGCAAAGATTGCAACCAATCCTGCTACGCTATAATAAATTGCTACTGCACTAATAGTTAGAGCAGTAATGAGTACTAATATTCCTAATGCCATATATTATTTATCGTCGCATTGACGCAATATCCTTTGCATCATCTTTCTTATCAGCAAAGATTGGCACCATATTTGACTTATGCATAGTTGCAATACCAATTAATTGACGCTCACCTGAATAAACGTTGCGTTCTTTAGCATGTCCATTACCAACCTTATCGCTAGTTACTCTAGGACCTGTGTTGTAGTCAGGTATCTCTGAGCGTACTTCTTTTGCAGAGCCTTTGACTCCTAGCTTCTTAAGATAAGCCTCGTGCTCAGCTTGTGCCTTAGCAAGTTTCTTGCTCTTAGAAGACTTTGATTTGCGATTGTATTTGGTTGTAGTCATGTGTGGACCTACAAGGTGCATTGACATAGTAAAACTCCGTTGTTGCTCCACTAGTATACAATATTACTTTGCTTTGTCAACCAGTTTTTGATACTCTGCTCTATCAACAGACCCTTTTTCTAACAGTAATGTTCTGTTGAGTAAATGCAATGCTTCTATCTCTGTTTTACTACCACCATGATAATTAACAGCATGTCCGTCAACAATCATTTGCTCTGTAGCTCGTCTGTCTTCTAGCAGGAAGTCGCCTAGTATACGTCCAAACTTGCCTTTTTTATCTTCGCCACTACGATCAATCTCTGTCTTCAGTACTTGCATTGACCCTACAGGTAATAGCGATTTAAGATGTGCCTTTGCTGCTAGACCAAATAGTTTCTCTACTTTATCTCTTGTGCGAGACTCAGGAGTATCTATACCCATCATACGCACACGTTCTTTGTGCATCCACATTCCAAACCCTAGGTCGATATCTACATCAACTGTGTCGCCGTCTACTACTCTTAAAATTTTACATTTATATTCGTACATTTTTATTTGCCCTTATGATAATTTCTTTTTAATCCACATGTATGCTGCATATACTACTAACAAGTATATTGTTGCAACACTTACGTCGACTAGATGCTCGCGCATATGATATATAAATTCTATACCTGCTTGCACATCACCCATCCCGGCAACTTCGTCAGTTTCAATAGTGATATTTTTAACGAAACCTTCTTCACTGAAATCTACAGCAACTCGATCTTCGTCGCCACCTTCACCAAACTCACCAAATTCATCAGACGAATAGTCGTCAATTGTTTGATTTATTTCAATATTGTTCATGGGTGCCCTCCATTATTATCTATGTATTTATTAAACTACTAAATATATGATGGAACTGTTTTTCTTCTTTTGTTTACTTGTTAAACACGCAACCGCCGACTTATTTTTACAAACATTATTAAAACCGCCACACGATAAACTATCGTGGTTAGGTCGCGGACACAGGCACTATCGAGATCATGCTGTATGTAATTTTATTGTGTGTATATTCTTTGTGTCGCCTATGTGGGCATTGATATTTTCAATACTAGACTATGTAATACATTGGCATATTGATTGGAGCAAAACAAATATCTTTGCCTATTTTAAAATAGATAGAGAAAGTAGAACGTTCTGGAAATGGCAAACTCTAGATCAGATAGCCCATTATGCTACTGCGTTTCTTATCGTTTACCTGTCAACTTTGCTTTAAGATTATTCATTTCACTACTACGCATTTTCATTTGTAGTTCTTCATGTGCAGAACGTATATCGTCGTTAGTTGGAGATGTAACCACACGTGGAAAATTAAATATTTCTTTTGCACGTTTTTCAAAATCTTCTGTTCTGCGTAATAAATGTATACGCTCTTTTACATTTTCATTTTTTGCTTCTAATGTATCTAGTGTAGGGTAAACATCAGCTAGATACTCAATTCTTTCTATGAGAGTCATCATAACCTTTCCTCAATGCGTCAAGTTCTTTGGATCTGCGCATTTGTTTTACTTTACGAGAAGATTCTTTATGCCTGCGTAGTGATGCAGACATATGTCTATCGTGCTTAAATATCTTTGTCATATAGATATTTAGTGTTAGCCCCACCAACCTGCGCCGAGACCGGTTAACCATATACTAACGCCTACTATAGCAGCAAGCATGATTAATAAACCAGTAAGCATAAGTCCTTCAAAGAATGCTGCTTTGCGCTCTTGTTGCTTGTACATAGTTTCTTCACGCTCTTTACGTATCTGTCTACGAAGCTCGATCATTTCTTTCCAAGTACCATACCCAAAACGCACATTAAGCATTTCTTGTAGTTCTTTTTCTTGTTCAGCTAGTTTCTTTTTATGTACAATAATACTTAGAGCTTCTTCCTCTACGGAGCCGCCGTTGAATAGTTTTGTAAAGATAGGCGGATTCTTACGCTGTGTTTCAGCACGATTTATATCTGCTGCTGCGCCGTACCACTTGCCTAGTTGCCCTACTACGTCTTCAAGTTCTCTGCCAGCATAAACCAGCTTCTTGACACCATTGTATGCCGCCGTGGCAGCAGAGATCGCTGTAATTGGATCTATCATATTATTACCCTCATTATAGGAGCCCTCACTCCTATAAGTATTTATCCATAAAAAAAGACGCTCCGAAGAGCGCCTTTTAGTTTAACAATTTATATTGTTTAGAAGTTGAATGAAGCGCCTACACCAATTTTGTCGTCTTCTGCTTCTAGATCATATGCACCTTCTGCATACAATGTCAAACCGCCTGCTACATCACGTGAGTAACCTAAGCCAATGTTTTCAGCCATATCATCTTCATCACCGTTGATGAAGCCTGTTACGCCCATTGCACTCATTGAAAGCTCATAAGCTAAATGACTGTCTGCATATGTGATAACTGTGCTTGCTGATGCTACACCTAAGTCTGCACCTACTTCAGCTGCATATGTGTTTAGGTCTGTTGTTTCGTTCATGTCTACAACACCTGTTACACTTAGACCAGCGCCTAGTTCTGTGCCGTATGACAACTGAATGTTTTCGATATCAGTTGCGTCTGCTGACATATCTAGTACACCGATCATTGCACTTGCTCCGCCCCATGTTACCATTAGGCTATCGTGGTCTGCTGGATCTGCTAATGTGTCGTCGCCTACCATTTCTAGTCCGCCATCTGGGAACAAGTCACCTTGGTCACCAACTGATACAGTTGCGCCACCTACTTGTACACCTAAAGCATACTCGTCAACTACTAGTGTTGAACTGTCATTAATTTCTAAGCCAATGTTACCAAACGCTACACCAGTTCTTGCTAGACCTAAGCCTAGTGTAGTTGTGTTAACTACATCGCCTGCTGCATTTTCAGTTACTTCCATTTTGACTGAGCCGCTTAAATCTGCTGCTGACGCTGCGCCAGCAATGGTTAATGCTGCAAATGCAGTCATAAATACGTTACGCATAATATATTTCCTTTTTGTTTTGTTATGTGTAAATGAAAGGACAAGCGTCGAACTTGTCCTTTCTACATTGTAATTATACAACCTATATTGATCTTCAGCAACCATTAAGAGCTAAAATGCTGCGGCTGCAAAAAATCTTCTCTTATGTGTTGCAGAGATGCAACACTATGTACGATTGCCTCTCAAGGCAAAGTACAGTCCACCTACCCATAATAATACGTGTAGGTTATCGTACAGTAGAACGTCAGTAAAACTATCTGGTTCCCCAATCCAAATGACTCCTGTCATGATTGAACAAATAGTAATGCCTGAAAATCTTGTTAACATATCTCCAAGCTCAGGACTAATACGCTTGAGGCCTACAACGGCTCCAATTAATAGTCCTATGCCTGCACCTAGTTCCCCATATGCAACAAACCACCATACTAAGTATGACAGTCCGAACGATTCTGCTGTTTCGATATCAACAGGCATCTTTGACAGCCCCTGTTGAATAAAGACAATTGCTAGTGGTACACGAAGTAACCAATGTGACATACAAAACTCTGGTATGCTATTAGATATACGTTTAATACTAGCCGCTGTCATATTACAGATCTCCTAAGAGCGCTTTTAATTTCTTCTTTGACTTGCCACCTACTTTTGTACCTGACACATCGTTATCACCATCACCTACTACTACGAGCGCAATCATGCCCATGCTTTTGTGTGGCGTACACTGATACAAATATACACCTGGTGTGTCAAATGTATAAGCATATTCTTTGCCTAGTTTTGATTTCTTCGGTGCGTCCCAACCATCAGGACCTGCAATAAATTCTACATTGTGTCCTTTTTGTGTCGGTACCCAAGTAATTGTATCGCCTACATCAATGCGAGCAATATCTTCTGAGTACACCATCTTAGCGCCATCATCACGCTTGTTAAGCATATCGATCGTCATATCCTCTGCCAGTGCTGGTGTAGCCAGTGCAAGGATAAGTCCAACTGTTGATAATAATCTATTCATCGTTTTTGTTTCCTTTTTTTGCTTCTTTTTCTGCTTTGGTTAATTTGTTGTTCCAACTGTTGTTGCTAATGTGCAGTTCATTAGGCATTGGTTTAGTTTCACCTTTTTTAACTTCGCCGCCTTTCTTGAGAAAAGCATCTATCAAAGCCTGGTCGGTATTTGGTTTAGGCTTGTGATTCATTGCCATTTATTTTTTGTCCTTTACGTTTAAATTGGAGGGATTATATTGTTCGCCATTATAGGCTGGATATGTGTCATCCTCAACTCCAAAGTTACATGCGGCAACAATTAGAAAAAATGCAATTGCACCGTATGTTGTAATCTTTGACCATTTAATAAAGCCTTCAAAAGTTTCTTCGGCTTCTTTTTGAGCTGCTGCTCTTACTTCGTTATCTGTCACAGAATTTTGCCTCATTCAACTTAGTATAGTTAAGTTTAGGATGTAGTACAGTATAGATTAAACTCGAATGTAGTTTTTTCAATGTCCGCCTCCGTCAAATACACCGTAATATACCATTCCTATTACAACAAGAAGAGGAATTATTACTGTACAAATTGCAAGGATGACTGGAAACTGTTGTAAAAGTGGTTCTTTGTTTCTCATTTGTTAAGTCCAAAGCAAGGTAAGATGTTAACATTGCAGTAGCGACCGTATTCTTCAAGTCCTACCATTGCCATCAACATTAATACTGGTACAATAGCAATCATAAAAACGATAACTAAGAAAGCTAATCCTAAACCTTTTGTAGTGCAATAGTTTGTTTGTTCACTCATCTTCTGACTCCATGTATGATACAAGTGCGTTAAAATAAATTAGTCCTGCAATTGGAAATAATGCTAAAAAACCTAACATCATTCCAACAATATAGTATGTTTCGTTCATGATCCCCATCCTGCGAACTCATCTTTGTTTTTCATTCTTACGTGCCGTGTTGGCAACTCATTCTTAGTTTCTTCTAGTGCTTCATAATTAGGGCCAAGCACTACCATGTACTTCTTAAGGTGTAATTCACTATTAAATGACATTACTTGTACATCACCTGTGTTTCTATTTAAGATAGCATATTTTTTCATTAGTCTCTAGCATCCTTCTCAAGTGCTCTTACTAAACCGTAAAAGATTGCGCCGACTATTACAAGAACAATAATAATATCAATCATGCTCGCCTCCATTGCTACGTCCGTTGTACCCGTCGACAGTTCTTGTACCTGCTAATTTATTAAGGCGCTCTGGACGCTTATCTGCTTCACGCATTACTGCTGACGTAATAAAGATACCACCAATGATTATTGTATGTACTAAAGCACTTATACCAAAGTAAGAAATGCTACCAATATACAATGCAAACACTGCACACCACATATAAGCAAGTAACTGGAATACCATATGCCCAGCCATTGGATCTAATTTACGTAAAGGTGAGTTCTCAATTGTCATTACACTTTTCCACGCATCCTTAGCATGTTTAAAAACGCTAACTGGTAGAAAGATATCTGAAGGTTTATAATTCATTTAATTCTCCGTGTGTGTTGTTGTTACTATTATTATGTAGTGCGGTTGATTAAAGAGTCAAGACTTTTTGGAAGATTTTTTTACTTTTTTTTGCGGTTTTTTTACATCTACTGGGTGCGTTAAATTAGCACGGCCTTGTAGTGGTTTGATAGCATCTTCAGCTTGCTTGCGATTCCAGCTAAATTTCTTCATGGCATCTTTGTATAGCTGCTCTTCTGATTTAGCAGCATGGATTAAACCATTTAGAAACTTATCTATCTCAATCCAGTTCATCCGCCTGGTACAAATCCTTTAGGACGAAACCATACCTTCTGATCGTGTATGCGTCCTAGTAGTTCTTGTATCTCGTGCATCTCATTTTTGAGTTGTTCGGATGTTTCGCCTTGAGCAATGCTTAAACCTCTTCGGCCAGCTTTTGCTCTAAGTGCATGTTCAATTATCTCAATATCTCGTATTGTAAGTTCGAACTTCTTATTGTACATTTCTAGTCCTGTGTTTGTGTGTTGGAGGCATTCTGTTGCCCGGGGCCTCCGTAACCGCGAACTGCCCTTAGGCTGCTTCTAAGACTCCATCGAAGTCAAAAGAAAGTTCAGGTTTGAAATTGTCATTTGCAATTATCATTTTTCTTGCGTTACGTAGCTTGCGCACGATTAACTCCACTTCACTTTCACACCTGTCGATCCTAGTTCAGCCCCGTCAAATGTACATTAGGGTTACTGTCAAATGTACATTTGGTGGAGCTGTGGGGTACTGCCCCCCAGTCCAGTATGTGTCTACGTTGCTTCAACGTCAACATATTATTTATAACATCACTATGTGGTGTTGTCAACCTTTTTGATTAGATAAGTTCCATGCTTTGATTCTATCAGCTCTTGTATAGCCTCTATCTAAGTACCACGGATCGTTGTTTAGTTTAGCAGCAATATCTTGTGCTGCTTCTGGCGTACGACAGATTGTAACAACATCTCCACGCTTGCCGCCTGTCCTTACTTTCCAGATTGCTTCGCCTTTGACATTCTGATCTGCATATACTTTGTGATCGTTATTTGGCATTATTTTCTGTCCCATCTATAAAATTTATGATTACCTATTGTACCTACTACTGTAAGCTCTTTAGCCCATTTTGGATTAACATAGTGTGCATGGTAATGTGTTGCACCTTCTGTAATACCAATATATGATTTACTTTGCATCATCTTCCAAGCAATGGTTTGGGCATTTACCCACGAATCCATATCTTGTGGCGTGTCTGGCTTGCCATCACAATACCAACTAAACTGGCATTTGTGTCTAATCATATTTCCTTGGTTGTCTACTCTACCCTGCTTGACCACAGCACATACTGTGTCAGGATAGCGTGTATCATTTACTCTGTTGATTACTACATCAGCAACAGCAATTTGGTCAGCTAAACTTGATCCTCTAGACTCGTAATATATATTAAGAGCTAGACAATACTCGTCTGGAAATATATCTGCCAAATAGTTAACTTTTGTTTCTGCTGATAAAGTAGTGGCACTGACTAGTAGCATAGTGAGTGCAATGTATAAACGTTTCATTTCTGCCTCGTAAGATTATTGTTATTGTTCGTCTTCAGGGTCTGTTGTGATTAGTTCATAGTATACCAAGTCAAGTAATTCATCTAGTTTAAGATCTGCTCTGTCTTGATCTAGTTGAAATGTTATGCCTGGATCCATATCGTCTAGGCTCCAGTCTTCGTCTTCTTCGACACCGAGGAGCAGATTAACTTGGTCTTCAGTAAGCACTTCGTGCCTCTGCTCTGCCTCCCATAAAAAACCGATCACAAGTAAACCTAATGTAATTTCTTCATCAAGTATACCGCGATCGGTAATAAAGTCTAGTACATATTCACGTATGCTATCATACGCAAACATTCTATCTGCAATGCCTTTTAAATAGTCCGCAGATTCATCGCTCATTAGAGTGAATTCTTACGGTCTTGAATTTCAGCTCTGCGAGTCTTTGTCAGTTTGCCTAGGTCGCCAAGTGCCTTACGGGCACGAGCTGCTGCGGCTTTTACATTCTTTGCTTCGAATGTTTCTGACTCTGCAAGATAGTTGTTAAACGCTTGCACGATTTGGTCGTGTTGTGACTGTTCGCTCATTCTAATTCTCCTTATAAGTTAATATAACATCTGTGTTGTAAGTTGTCAACCATTATCCGCCTGCGAAAACGTTAGGTGATCCTGCGGTGATTGCTCCGCCATCTGTTGAATCTCCTACTCTTGCAAGTGGCTTATTGCCAACAAACACAGTTCCTGATCCTACGTTAATTGCTGCTGCATGAGGAACACAAACAGGACCAGCTGGGATAGTATGTGGTGCTGTCGGGTCGCCTTTGCATTCTACTGGAATAGTATTAGCAAATACTTTAGAAGGAGAACCATGAGGTCCTACTACTGTTGTAGTTGTGTCACATCCATGTCCGGTAGTCGTCGGATCGTCTTTTCTAGCTACTGCTGGCATATAGTATTTATAACTGAATACCAGTTGTGCTGCTAATATATTGCTTTGCCATTTCACCGTCTGTTCTGCACACTAATAATAAGCTGTGCTTATTAAATGGTACTTCACTGTCTGGATTAATAGTAAACGCAAATTGTCCTAAGCCTACACCTTGTTGGTGAGCAATCACAGCCATTACTTTCTTAAGGGTAATAGTAGTTGCATCCTCACTAACAAAACGTCCAACAAGCTCTTCGCCTGCTGCTGTCTTAAGAGTTACAGTGTCACTGACACCGTATGGTTTATCTAAGATCATAATGTATGTCCTGTTCCGTTATATCCTGTGTTTTCAACATAGGCGCCAAGTTGGTCGTGGCCGCCTATTTTTTCACCATTTATAATAATTTGCGGAAAGGTTCTTGCGCCAGGAAATTCTTCTAGAATTTCTTCTCTTGTAAAGTCAACATCAAGTTGCTTGTACTCATAAGCTAAGTTGTTACGTTCGCAAAATGCCTTTGCTTGATCACAATGCGGACACTGTGTCTTTCCCCAAATAATTATCATAAACTAAATCCTTTAAAAGTGTCGTTGGACACATCTTGTTTTGTGCCTCCGATTACGTAACTACTTATCTCTGTTTCCTGCGGAGCAACCTGCACTTCAGCGCCTGAGATCCATTTTTGTGTCCAAGGTAGTGGATTAGCTTGTGGTACTTTGTATGGTGACTTTAAGTTTACATTGTTCATTCTGCGTGTGCAGATCCATTCAATATAATCACTTAATAGTTCTGTGTTTAGTCCAATCATTGAACCATCTTTAAACAAATAGTCAGCCCATGCCTTCTCTTGATCAACAGCATCAACGAACATATCAATACATTCTTGTTCTGTTTCTTCTGCAATCTTTGCAAAGTCTGGATCATCTGTTTTAAGAATCTTTAGTAGCATCTGTGTAGATGCAAGATGTAAGTTTTCATCGCGGGCAATTAATTTAATAATCTTAGCGTTGCCTTCCATCTTCTTTAGTTCGGCAAATGCCCAACTACATGCAAAGCTCACATAGAAACGAACACCTTCTAAGATGTTTACGCTCATTAGTGTAAGCCATAGCAATTTCTTTAGCTCGTATAAATTTACAGTTACATTACGTGCTTCTCGATTACTTGTAATTTGATGTGTACCTTCACCTAACAAGTTGTACCACATGCTCATTTCAATCAAGTCATCGTAATACTTTGAAATATCACCTGCGCAGTCAACAATCTCTTTGATGTCCATTAGTTCATCAAATACTTTGCTTGGGTTTGTGTACACGTTACGGATAATGTGAGTGTACGAGCGACTGTGAATAGTCTCTGAGAATGTCCATGTTTGGATCCAGTTCTCAATCTCTGGTAAGCTCACAATAGGAGCGAATGCTTCTACTGGTGCTCTGCCTTGTACTGAGTCTAGCAAGATCTGACGCTTCAAATTGCTTGTAAAGATATGACGCTCGTGGTCAGTAAGTGCTTTAAAGTCTTTTGCATCTGCATAGATATCTACTTCTTCTGGTCGCCAAAAGAATCCTAACTGCTTGTCAGTTAAGTTGTCAAATGTTTTGTATTTTAGTGTGTCGTAACGCTGGATTGTTGGTCCGCCTGAAGGATCAAAGAAAGCAGTTACTTGTGTGTGATCGACTCGATTGTCGACGTCAAAAACGCTCATAGAGTTTTTCCTCTTGTTAAATGTATATGTATATTAACACGCATATCACTGCGTGTCAAGTTTTAAATGGTGCAGCTTTCGCAATCTTCATCATCAACTTCGCTAGGTGCAAGTTCTTGTTCCATTAGCTTGCTAACATCTAGTTCACCTTGTCCGTCATA